TCCGATAGCGCGGAGAATGTGAGCATTTGTAATTTTCCAGACCCGTTTCCAGACTCGTTTGCCAAAACGAAACTTTATCTATAGAATACGCTTTCCTGATCGCGATGATCGATGTGCGGAGAAGTGGCCGAGTGGCTGAAGGCACACCCCTGCTAAGGGTGCAGACTGGCAAAAACCGGTCTCGAGGGTTCGAATCCCTCCTTCTCCGCCATTTTCTTTTCTGAGACAATCCAAGACAATCTGAGACACGGCGAGACATTCGCCTTCAAAGCCCTGCCGTTATTGGCTTTCAGGGCTTTAAAATTTCCGCTCTGTAATTTCCGATTGAGACATGACGAGACACGAAAAGACATCATCCTAACTTCGTGTGGTGGACATATTGGTGGACAAAATTAATATGGCGGAGGATAATTCTATGTATGGCGGACTGATGGTGGACGCCAAAAAAGCGGAGGAATTATCCTATGCAAGTTACAGCCAAAAATTTATTCAAGCTCCCGGACGGAAGACATCCCGTTGCACCGAATTTAATTCTTGTCGTTCGGGGTTCTTCTCGATCGTTCGTATTCAGATACACCTTGGCCGGGAAACGCCGGGAAAAAAGTTTGGGCTCGGCCAACAAGATCACAGTCAGCCAGGCGAAAGAATTGGTCGAGAAGTTCAGAGTCGGCCTGGCTGACGGTGCCGCACCCATAACGCCGAAGGAGTCTTTGGATAAGGAAATAAAAGGCGAGCTCACTTTTGAGGACTATGCCTTAGAGACCATCAAGAAGATCGCTTCTGTGAGAATGTGGCGAAACGCAAAGCATAAGGAGCAGTGGTTCACTACTGTTCGCGCCTATGCCTTTCCGGTCCTGGGCAAAAAGAAGTTATCTGAAATTAAGAAGGCCGACATTCTGGCGGTGCTTGAGCCATTGTGGTCGACCAAAACGGAGACGGCCTCCAGAGTCCGCGGTCGTTTGGAAAACATATTTTCTTACGCTGTAGCGGATGGCCTCATGGACTTTAATCCCGCTCTCTGGAGAGGCAACCTTGACAGAGACCTGCCGCCCGCTTCTAAGGTTCAGCCGGTCAAGCACCAGGAAGCTATGCCGCTGGAAGAGTTGCAGGAAAAGATTGGCTGTCTTTATCCGGCAAATACGAGAACGAAACAGGCGATCCTCTTCACGATACTGACAGCCAGCCGAGTGGGCGAATCCGTCCCGGCGCGCTGGGAAGAGATCGATTGGGAAAATCGTATCTGGTCCGTACCTCCGGAAAGACGAAAAGACCAAAAGCCATACCCGCACCGTGTCCCCTTAAGTGACCAGGCGATTGAGCTTTTGAAGTCTATCGAGAAAAAGAGTGAATATATTTTCGGTGTCTCTGAGAAAAGCCTCGGGGGTCGCTACAGCCTGACGCCCCTGCTCAAGAAAATGACCGGAACGACTGCCACAATGCACGGCTTCAGATCTACATTCAGAGACTGGGCGGCTGAGAATGGTGTTCCGGACATCGTTGCAGAAAAATGCCTGATGCATACAACAGGAAACGCCGTTGTCCAAGCATATCAACGTTCTGATCTGTTGGAACAACGGCGCGAGGTAATGCAGCAGTGGGCAGATACAGTCTTTAGCGAAGTTTCGTCGGCTGCTTAGACATCCAGTTGTCTATATCTTTAATATGCCACCGTGGACGCCCTGCAATATAGCGGGGCGTCGGAAATTTATAGAAGTCCGCATCCTTTCTCCAGCGGTCCACCGTCCTGGTCGTAATACCGAGGTAGGTCGCCAGCTCCATTTTGCTTAGCCAGGTCGCTGTCATTTTTCGTCCCCTATCGTTTGGTCGTACAAGGCCTTGTCGGTTTCTAAGACCGCAATGCGGTCGTCTATGCATAGTTCAAGAACCTGCCAGAAGTCTCCCTCGTAAATAGAGCCGTTCTCCCAGCGGTTGATAGCGTCTTTTAAGATCCCGTTGGAGCGCTTGAAATACCACGACATATTCCGGAAAGACGCACGGTCTTCTTCCGGCATTTCAAGGGCGGCATCCGAGCGACGACGATTCAAATACCATTGAGCTTTTTTGAGATCGAGCAGTTCGCTAGCTCCTTCCTTGTGACCCGCACGGAAACAATACTTGATGGCATTACCTTCGCAGAACGGCAGGCGCTCGCAGAAGTCGATGGGTTCGAGCTTGATAGACTGCTCTTCGTAGTGGGACGGGTGATTGACTAAGTCGCTCATTTTGCTTTCTCCTCTTCCATACGTTTCAGTTGACGTTCGATCTTGGCTTCCATGAGCTTGTTGATCTTCTCTCTGAACTCCGGTCTTTGATCTATCAGGTATTCCATTTGCCTTGCCATAAGAAGTACGTCGGCGAGTTCCTCGGTGCTCTTGTCGCGGGCCTTTAAATGCTCTGCATATATGGCGTCGCTATCGAACACCGCGGAGCAGTTGACTTCGGAAAGCGTCATGTAATAAAGCGCTTTAATGCCCGCAGCTGAATACTCAGCACACTCTTCGACGAGTTTTACCGACTGAATCTCAATGCCGTAATAGTCGGCAATTTGTTTTAACTTATCGTTCATTTACATACCCTTTGAAAAATGAATCTACATGCGGAGCGCCCAACTCTTTGAGGCGCTTGAAGTTAAGGACATAGGCATACCCGTTGTGGCGGCTGGAACCTATGAGTTCTTGGTTAATAATCCCTTCGAGTTTCAGTGCCATAAGAGCGCGTCTCAATGTCTCGTAGGCGAGCCCTGATACTTCTTGCAGTCGGGTGAGTGTCACCCGTCCTTTGAGGTTGATGTTGTAGAGGAAGAAGTAGAGCAGAATCTTTGCCGAGTACGGCAGGCCCTTTCTTCTTAAGCACCACTCAGGCAGGGTCTCTTCAATCCGTTGTCTGCGTTTCTTGGATGTTGGCATAGCCGGGTCTCCTATAGGTTCTTTGATTGAGAACTGCGCGGGCAGTGGGCGAAATCTCCTTGCGCGGCTTCTTGTTTCTTGGCATTTGCTTGTTCCTTCCTTAGTCTTCTGAGTTCTCTGCGGCGCTCATTGATCATGTCTTTGCGTTGTTCGTAGGTGGCTTGCTTGTACTTAACCAGCCGCTCGAACAGCGCCTTTTTCTTTTCAAGGCTCATAGCGTGGTAGAGTTCCCTGCGCTTGCGGTTGTATTCCTCGCGGTGCTTCCTTCGGTAGCGAGCGTCGTACTCTCGCCTTCGGGCAAGCCGCTCCCCATGCGTCATCTCTACGCGCTTAGGCACTTCGCCTTGCTTCTTAGCCTCTGCATTTTTCTCTTCCCACTGTTCCTTAGCGCGCTCGCGTTTGCGGGCCGCCTTCTCCTCAGCGCTTAGCGTACGGGCTTGACCCGAGGCAGGAGCCGTGGCGTACCCGTTCATAAGAGCTTGGTGGTACTTGATGTGAATGGTGTAGTGCTGAAGTCCGAGCTTTTCCTCAATCTCATACGGGCTCAGACCTTGAGAAGCGAACGTCCTAATCCTTTGATCGAGAAGGTTCATTTTTCTCTCCTTTGTTTCTTAGGTAGTCCAGCAGCATGTCCTGAACTTCCCGCTTAGATCGTTTTTTCGCCAGGGCCACATAGTCGATCGTGTCCTTTGCCAGGATCTGATAGACCGTGACGACTCGCGGGTGGCCGGCCTGCATTTGGCGCATCGGGCCGATACGCTCAATCACCTGGAGGTACTCTTCGAGGTTCCACCACTGACTAAAGAACACCAATTTGCTTGAGCCGTCCTGCAGACTCAGGCCGTGACCCGCGCTCGCAGGGTGCACCAGGAGCATGGGAATCTCGCCGTTGTTAAAAGCCTCGACTGTTTCCGGACGTTTATCGAAGGCGCGGGCTTTTGGGAATGCCTCAAGAATGCGGGCAAGGTCTGTCTTAAATTGGTAGGCCACAAGGAGCGGTTCGCCGGCAGCTTCCTCGACAATGGAGGCGAGCGCGTCGAGCTTGGCCGTATGCACCTCCTGCCAGTTATGGGTGTCGTCGGTGTAGATCGCCCCGTTGGCGAGCTGGAGGCACTTCACCGTTTTAGCCGCGGCGTTAGCTGCTTCCACCGTGGTGGCATTGGCCAGCTCGACAAAGAGCCCCCGCTCCATGTCGTCATACAGCGCCTTTGCCTCGTCCGGCAATTCGACTTCGACGTTCACAAAATGCGGCTTGTCTAAATCAAAGTAGTCCTCAGCTTTAATCGACAAGCAGACGTCCGAAATGGCATTCTGAATCTGCTCCTGGGCATACTCCAGAGGGACCCATTGAACCGCGGCCGCATTGGCTCCAACCTGTAAAGGTCTAAACCAGCGGTTATGGAAAGCTGTGAAACTTTTCCCCAGGCGATCGCCGTGATCGATAAACCACAACTGCCCCCAAAGATCGTTTAACCCATTGGGTGACGGAGTTCCGGTGAGCGCAATGAATCGCTTAAAGAAGTTCGAGAACTTAGCGAGCGCTTTAGCTCGTTTGGATCCCTGGCGTGTCCGGAAACTTTTAAGCCGCGTGGATTCGTCAGCGATAACGACAGGAAAGGGCCACGTGTAGTTATGGCTTGTGAGGTAATTATCCAGCCACTGCAGATTGTCATAGTTAATGACATAGACATCGGCTTTAGTGTGCAGCGCCTTGACACGATCCTTCGTGGTGCCGAGGATGGGCGACACTTTGAGGTGGCAGAAGTCGCTCCACTTCCGGACCTCACTCGGCCATGAGTTTCGGGCAACGGCCAGAGGCGCAATAACGAGCGCCGGGCCTTCCTCGAATATGTTTTTAAGCACATCGATGATGGCAAGCGAAGCACTTGTCTTGCCCATGCCCATCGGTACAAAGAGGCCGCAGCGGGGATGCTGCAGAGCGAACTGGATCATTCGCTTTTGATACGGCCAGGGGTTGAACTTACGCATATTGCTCTACTCCGGAGCGAGAGACGGAGATCAGGTAGCTCATCAGGGCCTGCGCCTGATCCTCGCCAAAAACCACGTAAACCTTGCAGCCGGCGGTTGTCATGCGGGCGTGCTCGCGCGCTTGGTGGGGCCCGAGCTTGCCGGTTTCCGTTTTCGCTTCGATCCAGGCGTGAATCCCCGGGAGCATGACAAGCAGGTCGGGCGCTCCCCGGCAGTTCTCCCAGGAGCATTTACGAACCTCGCCGCCCGCCTCTTTGATGCGCTTTTTGATCAGCGCGACGACTTTGCCTTCGGGCGTCATTATCGGTTCTCCTCTTTTTTCTCCATGCGGCGGACGCGGGTCTGAAGCTGGAGGATCTGATAAGTGAGACTGTCGAGCTTATTCAGGAGGCCCGTCAGCGCGAGCGCTACCAAGGCGAAAACCGCAATTAAAACGATAATCAGGATGTCCATTTACTACTTCTCCTTAATCTTTCTTGTATCTAAGTGAAGTGAATCCGGCCGCAGCCAGCGGCAGGTCCGGAGCCCAGGAGGGCGGTGTTGCCATTAGCCGCTCGAGCTCGGTGTTGTCCTTGTCGAGCGCGGCTTCTGTAATAAATTCGTCGTGAACGGAGAAAACGATTTCAAACCCGGCTTGTTCGATGGCGGCCATCGCGCCGATCAGAATGTCCGCGGCTGCGGCCTGGGTCGCGTTTTCTACGATTTTTCCGGAGTAGGTCGGAATGCGGGACCACTTCCGGGAATATTGGTTGATCCCCATGTAGGAGAAGGTCCCTTTACCGACGCCTCCGTCCTCGAGCTGTGCTCCGGGATAACAGATAAAACGTCCGCTCGGCAGTTTCATGCGCAGCCAAGATCCGTTTTTACTGAACCAAACCTTGCCGGCTTTAGCGGGCACGCCCTTGAGCGCGGAGACTGCGGCCTTGTCGACATCGGCCCAAAACTTTTGTATTGCCGGGTGCGCATCACGCCAGGCCAATTTGACGGCTTCGCAGGCGATAAACGTGTCTCTTTTGAGCCCGTGGGTCAGTTTCTTTTCCTTGTACCATTCGTAAGACCCTTCGGCCTGGCCCCAATAGCTGTACGAGATATTTTCCCGGACATGTTTCGCAAGCTCGTCGAGGTTGATCGAATAGGCGGCCGCGAATGTCAAAAACGCACCGACGCCGCCTTGATAGCCCAAGGCCAGCTCCATCACTTTGCCGATCTGTCGCTGATGCTTCGTAACGTCCTCCGGACGAATGCCGAAGGTGCGGCCGTAGGTCGCCTTATAAAGATCAGGGCCGTGGCCCGCGTCGAAATCTCTGAACGCTTGAATTTTCCACGTCTCTCCGGCAAGCCAGGCGAGCATGCGGCCCTCGATGTTTGAGAGGTCGGCCACGACTAAATGTTTCCCGGGAGTTGCCATAATGCAGGAGCGCAGGCAGGAGGACATAAGCTCACCGGGCTCGGTCAGATACTCCGCCCAGCCTCCTTTAATGGCCTCGACGCCGGCGTCAATCACATACTGCGGGAGCGTCGGGCGCGGGAGGTTCTGCAACTGCATGAGACGCCCAGCATATCGGCCTGTGCGCGTCGCCCCGCGGAACTGGAGACATCCGCGCATGCGATTGTCGGAATTCACGCAGGCAATGAGCTTTTTGTATTTAGCTGTCGATGTCTTAGTGGACGCCAGGCGGACCCGGAGAAGTTCTTTCACGGGCTCAGGGATATTTTCGTCGGCTAGCCGCCGCTCGATTGTGGAGCGTGTGAGGTCCGGGAGTTTGACGTTGTATTCCGAGAGGATGTATTTCAGCAGAGCATCGCGCTGGGTGGCGGCCTCAACCTCGCCGCCAGTGAGCTTGCGGGTTTTCTCGGCATTCTCCAGGCGCAGGCGCTCGGAGAGGTCGATAGCAGCATGTGCAAGCCCAACGTCCATCAAAGCACCGCGATTGTTAATGCGCTGATCGATCACGAACTGAGCGCGGTCACGCGGGCCCCAATTCCAGGAAGGGAGCTTTTTATAAATCACGCGCATGGCCTCTACGTCCAGGCGGCAATAATTTACAAATCTCGCCCAGTCCTCCGGATCGGTTTTGCGACTGGCGATCTTGCCTTGAAAGTTCGGTTTGCAGAACTTAAGCACCAGGCGGCGGCCATCCTTATCTTTTGCTTGATCTACGGGCAGGCCGTAAACCTCGGACAGTGTCCCCAGGGCGCCGGGCAAACCGTGCGAATACGCCTTGACCATACAGTCATCGACCCGTTCAAAAGGCAGGTCAACGTGCAGGTTTTTGGCTTTGCGCAGGACAGGAACGTCGAAATTCGCGCCGTTATGCCATACGGTATTAACAGCAGGATCGGCGAGCGCTGCCCGGAGATCCTCCGGCATCGTTTCCGTGACTGTTAGATCCCAAACCTTTGCGGGCTCGTCATCGATTGCATAGCCAAAGAGCAGGACATAACAGTCCTCTGCGTATTGATGCGGGCCGTTTTTAATGTCTCGGCGGCTGAATGTTTCTAGGTCTGCCCAGAGTGTTTTCATATTAAGTCTCCTTAACTCATGGCTCCGTAGAGCCATGTCCTAAAGATTCTTAGTCCCAAGGATTCCCGCCAACAGAAGCGGGAGCAGGGTCACCGTCTCCGAGGTCGGAGAAGTCGGTCGGTTTGGCCGGAGCGGAACCTGCACCGAATGCATCACCATCACGGACGAACTGGATGCCGAGTAATTTGGCGTTGACGCGCTTGCCGTTGGCGTTGTCCTGCGCCCAGAGTTCGATGCGGGCGTTCACATAACAGCCGGAATAAACCAGGCCGTCGGCCTCGGTCACTGGATTGCATCGGCGGTCCACGACGGTGGGGCGCGCCTTATTGCGGGAAGTGACGTACATCATCCCTGCGTAGCCGTCGTATTCTTTGTTGTCACCGTCGCGCAGACAGAGCTTCTCTGTGGCGTACAGAGATTTGAGCAGGCCAGGGGCCTTGTCCTTCCATTTTTCAGTTGCGACGCGCTGGATCTCGTCACGGATTTTCTGAATCTGGGCTTGATCGCTCTTATCGATCAGGACGGTGGCAGAGTAGGCGGGTGCAGAACCGTTGGAAGAATCGGCGACGAAAATGTGCTCGAAAGACAGACGTCCGGAGATATTGATAGCAGTCATTGAAAACTCCTTAACTTAATTAACAGGTTGAAAATCGGTAGGTTGTGCGGCAGGTGTCCAGGCGGGACGCTTGTCGCTTTCAGGTGCGACCACAGGCGCGGGTTCGCTTCGCGTGATGATTTGCTCGAGCTTCGGCCACTGGCGCTGTCCGATGCGGCCCGCTTTGTAGAGCTTCTCGGCAGCCGTCGGCGTGATGACCTTGTAGCTATAGCGCTCGTTTTCCTTGAGCTTGAAGGTTTTCAGCAGTTCTTCGGCTTCTGCTGCGCTCGTCCACTGGCGATTGCCGGGGCGGCCGAGCACTAACTTGAAACCGTCGATATGGACGCCTTCGAGCATTTGCTTATGGGCTTCTTCCCGGACAGCGGCAATCCAGGGCTCCAGGAGATCGGCGAGCGCGAGATTCTGGCCGAGCTTCTCCGGACTTAATGCTTCTTCCGGAATGATCGGGATCGCGTCGCCCGCTTCGGTAATGGGCTTGAAGTCCACTGCTTCGGCGGCCTTTTGGCGAAGCGCCGGGCAGGCGGATTTAGCCTTGCAGAAGCGGCAGGCATCAGCGCTCGGGATCAGGGCTTCGGGCGGGAGCGGGTCGGCATTCAGGTAAGAGAGCGCCTTAGCTGCACAGGCCCGGGCGTTGTTGACGAAGGTCTCGAGCTCCGCGGGCGTGAGCTTCCAGGACGCGATATTGTCAATCCGGGGCTGGAAAATATGAAGCTCGATTTCCTTTAACTCGTCGAACAAAGAGAAGTATTGGAACGCGCCCCAGGCGTAGATTGACAGCTGCAGATTGCCTTCTGCCTCAACTCTTACGCCGCGGCCGAATTTCAGATCGATGATTTTGAGCGTATTGCCGACAAGGGCGGCGCAGTCGATTGTCCCTTTTGCGTTGGCTTCGCCCGTAACCTCGGAGATCTCGACCGGAAATTCGATCTGGCGAATGCCGCCCGCGGTTTCGCGCTCGACATAACTCACGTAGTCATTCACAAAAGTGAGGTTTTCGCTCGGAATCGCTTCGTCAGGTTTGGGCTGATTCGGATCGAGGATATGCGCGGCATAGGCATGCGCCAGCGTGCCTTCTTTGGCGTATTCGCTCGATTCGTCCGGGAAAAGTCTGCAAAGGGAAACGGAGCCCGGGCAATGCATCCAGCGGTAGGCGGATGACGGGGAAAGAAGTGCATGGGTCATGATTAAACTCCTGCGAGAGCTTTATCAACGGAGGCGGCGAAGGCCACCAGTTTGTCGTCCGGCACATCGGAGAGTTTCTTCGCGCCGAAAGACGACAGGATCTGAATGCCGACATCTCTGCTTTGGGTAAACAACCCCATTACCTTCTGCATGAGCTCCTTACGAAGGGCTTCGTAATCCACGGGCTCCGAGGGTGCGGGCTGAGCGACAGCCTGGGGCGCGGGAGCCGGATCAGGTGCCGCAAAAGGCGGGTTTTCAGGGACGGGCGCCGGTTTCGGCGGGACATGGATGCCGTTGTCGGGCGCGGCCTGCGGTGTGACAGGCGCCGGAGCCGTGGGCGGCGTCATGCGCATGGCCTGACGAATGAGTTCGGCGAGGTTGTTGATGGCCTGAGTGTTTTCGGCGATGACGTTTTCAAGTGACATGATTGTCTCCTTTAGACAGTAGGGGGTTCGGGGAATTTGTCCCCGGCTTCGAGATGGATAAGAGAGCTGCTAATACCGTTCAGAACGGCTTTGATTGCTTCGAGTGATCCTCGAGGAATGACGACAAGATCTTTTTCGGTTGGATCTTTCAGAGCCTTTTTGCAAATAACTTCACCGTTTCGGAGAACGCCAAGCTCAGACGATTCGAGGTCGTCGACAGCTGAGCTAACCTTTTCCGCGATGTCCTCCAGTTCACCGTCAAGTTCATTGAGAGCTTCTTGAAAGTTGATAGCGAAATCCTCAAGGTTGGCGTCGAGTTTTTCTTCCCGGGAGATGAGTTCTTCCTCTTGTTCCTCGCAGGCGTCAATAATCGGCTGCGTCGCGTCCAAGCGTTCGACAAGCGTGCGAACGATCGGAGGCATGTTTGAGAGGCCTTCGGAACGAATCCAGGCGATAAGCTCGTCGTCGGTCATCGTGTTCAGGCTGTACGACGCCAGATTAAAAACGGAGTTCATAAAAGACCTCCCAAAAGTTCCGGAAGAGTGAAAACCAGGTAGACGAAGCCCCAGAAGCAGAAGAAAGCGATCAGGGCGGCGGCAAAGATTTCGAGGTCGTTAAATTCGCGTCGCATAGACCACCTCACTCGGGCAAAAGCTGACAACGGGCTGCGCCTGGATGACCCAGGACTTAGGAAGCGCCGGAGCGTTGCCGATAAAGAAGTAGATGGCGCGAATGGCGTCGATGGAAGGGCGTCTGCCTTCAAAGATGGCGCAGGCGTCGGTGATAGAGATGTCGAGCAGGTTGGACAGGCCTACGAGTGTGATTCGTTCGTAGCCTTTTTCCTCGAGGGCTTCTTTCAGCGCGAAGCGAATCTCAAGGCCCGTGCTGCGAGAGGAAATTTTGCATTTGGCAGTTGGCATTTCGTATTCCTAAAAGCAAATTTATTTGCATTTAATGCACAACTGAATGCTAATACAAAACAAATATCTTTGCAATAGTAGCTAAACAATTTGCTTTTAAGGAATAAAAAAGCCGCCAAAAAGGCGGCTTAGACTACTTGGTCCTATTTAAGCTTGAATCGGCTCCGAAGTTTTCCGATAGATGCCAAGGACAAGTCCCATAATGTCGTTAGGATCAATTTGCTCCCAGGAAGTACCAGTAGGCCAATCTTTGGCAGTTGCTCGCGCATACAAAAGACTGCCGTTTACCTTTTTCACGAGCCTGGGCGAAAAATAAAGGTCTTCGAGTTTATCTCCTGAGGTAAAGCGTAAAAGATAAATACCGTCCTTATAGTTGATCCCGCTAAGCATAAGGCTTTGTACGTATAGGATATCCCCGGATTTGATATTAGGAGATAAGGCATCATCAGGAGCCGTGTAAGCGTAAACCTCCGCCGATAGCGCGTCTAATTTTTCCTTCATAAAGTCAAGGACTTTTTTGTCTGGACATGGGGGCAGCCACGTTTTTATCTTTTTAGATTCGTCTCCAGCATAAAGATTTCCTAAGTACCCCGTTATCGCTAGATCCTTTGTGCTAGCTAGAGGGACCCATTCTCCAGTTCGATATCTGCCGGTTCTTACCTTATATATCGCGTCGTCGCTTACTAACTCTTCCGGTTCCAGGCCGAAGCGTAATGCAATGGCTTTAATTGTTGAAAGCCGAGGAGCTGCGATCGTGCCGTCGAGAATTCTACCGATAGTCGAGGGCTGTAGCGAGGCTTCCCTTGCGAGTTGGGCGCTATTAATTCCCCTTGCCTCCATAAGTTTTTTTAGGTTATCGGACAAAAGTTTTGGCGAAACAAGCATAAGTTTTCCAGTATTAGCAATGCGATTTTGCATATTTTAGCTCCTTAAAAAACGATTTCCGGAAAGCTTGCCTTCGATGACAAGCTATTAATAATTGCATATAATGCAAAAATAAATTGCAATAGGAGTTAATATGCAAATACCAATATCCGACTTAATTGACAGAGGTTTGTCCCAAAGCGAAATCGGAAAAATTTGCGGCCTTAGCCAGAGCACTATCAGCAGGCTTTTGAACGGCAAAACAAAGTCAATCCGATGGGAAAAAGGGGAAAAACTTCTCCGCGCTATCGCCGACATAAAAGGAAGTCGCCCCGTTAAAAAGAGAAAGGCGCGCTAGATACTCAAGGATGATTCGAATGCTTAGTTATTTCAAAGACAGGGCCGCGGCTTTAGCGGCCAACGGCTATTTGCCAATACCGATTACTCCGGGAGAAAAATTCCCGGCCTTAGAAAAAGGGTGGACAGCCTACCGCTTCATGCCGGCTGACGCGCAACGCCACGCCGCTTGTGGTGTAGGCCTGCTCACAGGGCAGGGAGAGCATAAGGTGATTGGCATTGACTGCGATATCACAGATAAAGAGCTGCTCAAGTTGATGCACGACAAAATTACAGAATTGTGCGGCGGCAAACCGTTCTTATCCCGGGTTGGCAGATTCCCCAGGACATTATTTTTAGTTCGGACGGATAAAAGTTTCTCCAAAATCTCCTCGCATAAATTCGTTGATGCTCAAGGGCAGGATCAACAGCTGGAGATCCTCGCTAACGGGCAGCAATTTGTCGCGCTCGGTATTCATAAAATTACCGGGAAGCCCTACTCCTGGATCGACGGGGGACCGCTCGACCTTCCGGCCGAATCTCTAGCAATCGTCACGATGGAGGAGGCTCAGTCGCTCGTCGGCATCGTCAACGACTACGCCGTTAAACACGACTGGAAGCTCAAGGAGCGTGGCGGCGCCGGCCGCTCGGTATCAACGAACGCAGGGCCGCTCACGGCCTTCGATGTCGAATGTATGAAATGCAGAAACATCACGCTCGCGCAAGCTAGAAAGATTATCAGCAATATTGACGCGGACGCGTACAAGGACTGGCTTGAGGTCGGTATGGCGCTCCATCTGGAATATGGCGGCTCAGATGAGGCATTCAAACTCTGGGACGACTGGAGCAGTAAGTCAGCAAATTATCCGGACAACGGCCCCAGGGCGCTCGCGGAAAAATGGGCCTCATTCGTCGAAGTCGGTAAATGTAAAGAAGAGCTCATCCGAATGCCTACGCTCATCGCTAGGGCAGAAGAGGCGAAGGCCAGCCGGGAAAAGCAGATGCGAATCGCAGCCAAAGCAGAATTTACTGCCGCGCTGGCAAAATGTAACGATGAGTTCGACGTCGAGACACTAGCAAGAAAAACCTCTCTGTCCAATCGAGCAGACAGAGAGGTTTTCACGAATTACGCCTTAAAGCGCCTGAAAGAATTGGGCGCCGGATCAATCACAAAGACGAGTATACAGGGATGGTTTAAGAAAAGTACCTTTTCCGATTACGCGCCCAATGAACTCGGCCTGGCCGAAAGGATGCGCGACACCTACAAGGGCGGATTGAAATGGGACTGCATCAACGGTCAGTGGTACACCTGGAACGGAATCCGCTGGAAGAAGACGCCCAACGAGGCAATCATGGGCTACGCCAGGATGACAGTCGAATCCTTATTTGAAGAAGCCAAAGGCCTAGACAGCGAGAGCGCGGTTAAGCTCAAAGACTTCGCCTCCAAGTGCTGCAATCCCAAGACCTGGGAGAACATGCTCAAGGCTTTTAAGTCTTTCTCCGACGGAGACAACAGCGTACTTATCAGCCCGCACGAGCTCAACCAAAATCTGCGCTACTTCGGAGTGAACAACGGCGAGATCGACCTAAAGACCGGTGAATTTATTCCCGGGGATCCCGCTCACATGATTACGCTCCATTCCCCGGTCAACTACGACAAAGACGCAACTTGTCCTTATATCGACGCCAGGATGCTGGAGATATGCAACGGTGATCCGGAGATCGTTGAGTTCTATTACGACATTTTCGGCGCCGGAATGACGGGGCGCCTGCGCAGGTCTTTCTTAATCATGTTCGGTTTAGGCCACAACGGTAAATCCGCACTGCTCAACCTCGCGATCAAGATGATGGGCAACGGCCAAGAGGGCTATCACGTCGGAGCTGACCAAAAGACTTTTATCGAAGGCAAAGGCGGCTCCGCGGGCGGCGCCAGAGAAGACATCACGCGACTTAAAGACAAGCGACTGGTGACACTCGTGGAGACCTCCGACGGCAGCCGCCTCAATAGTTCGCTCGTCAAACAGCTCACGGGCGGGGACCCAATGACAGGGCGCCAGACGTGGGCCAAGAGCTCGATTACTTTCACGCCGTGCTGTCTGCCGGTGCTCGTGTCCAACCATAAGCCGATCGTAGAAGACCAGAGCGAGGGCATGTGGGATCGTCTGCTGCCCGTGCGCCATCTGGGCAACTTCAACGCCGAACGTGCGGACCCCTTGTTCGACCAAAAGTCTGAGGCTGAGCTTTCCGGTTTCCTGAACAAGTGCATTGCCGGCGCCCTCCGCTTTCAGCAGCGCGGCCTGCGGGTGCCGGAGGCCATACGCAAAGAGCAGAAAGCATACAGATCGGCCCAAGACCCGATGTCGGACTTTTTCTCAGAGCACTGCGTTATCGAACCCGATGCGCGGTGGCCGCGGTCTGAGGCTTACAACGCCTGGAAGCAGTATGCAAGGGACTCTAGTGTCCCGCAGTATCAGGAACGGAAGAAATGGTTTTTTAACGCAATGGAGGAAAGAGGTTTTGAAACTGTCTATCAGAAAGGAGTTATTTGCTTTAAAGGCATCAAAGTAAAAGCAGTCGGTTTTGAGGCTGTCGATTAAGGATTAGAGGGGTAAAGGGTGTAAAAACGCAAAAATACTATCTATTTCTAAAACTTCTCTCATATACGCGTATAGGGAAGTTTAGGAAAAGGGTCTTAAAAATGCGTTTTTGCACCCTAACTGAGGGTTTCTACTATGTTATTAGCGAAAGAATCAAAGGTTTTAGAAAAGTTAAAGGTCTTATCTGTCGCAGTCGACTATGCGCTCAAGGCGGGGCGAGTTTGGGACAGCAATCTGTATCACGGAGGCATGTACAACTGCCCTCCTATAAAGGATGTCCTCAATTTTATGGAGACATTCCACGCTCTAGACGCTTTCGTCTACGGCACATGCGCAGAGGACAACTTGTTCGGGTGCGATCCCGCAAATCACTGGACGATCCAGGTCGGCTACTCTGAATCGGCGCCCAAGGCATGGGAGGGAGACGACAAGAGCGGATACTGCGAGGCCTATGCAGTGGTGACGTACAACCGGAAAGGCGAGAGACGAGTACGCATTTTCGGAATCCCGGAGACGATTGCAACGGTGTACGCAAGACTGTTTTTTACAACGCGGTTAGACGGCACGCCTTTTGACGTCGGTTTCCATAGCTCAAACGGAATCGTGACCGAAGTTTGAGCTCCAGCGGTTTAGGCGCTTCCGGCGGCGGCAACCCGCTGGAGGCATCCCGGGGAGATAAGAATGGCCGAAAAACAATCAACCTATCAACCTCATACGGTATTACCTCATGACGCCCAAAGATTACTCACTGAAGCCGCGCAAGCGGCACAAAAACTTCATGGACTCGGCCGCCAGCGGACCTTACAAGCGGCGATTGAAAGAGTTAAGAGAGAACATCCGGAGTACTTTAGGCCTTAGGGCCGGAGGCGTCGACTTTATCGGCCCGCTGGGAGCGTATGTCGGAGAGAGTCATCAGGCCGCGAGATATACAGACAATGAAGTCCTGCAGTGCATTGATTTGCGACTGGCAGGATTTTCGCTTAACGAGATATCGGCAAAGATGGAGATACCGAAGCGGACGGTGAGAGACTTTTTCACTGGAAGAATAAGAGGGAAGCACCCTGTAAAGTTTGTTAAAGCAACGATCAATAAATAGGGCGGGAAGGCGTCAAAATCGACCGCAGGAGAGCGATCGGCAAAAATTAATATGATTTATCGTCCGACGAAATTTGAACGGCTGTAGAAGCGGAAATTCGGTTTTAGCAGTTTCGGAAATAGTGCGCATTATTGAGCGACAGCCTCCGATAATCAACTCATTGATTACGGAGGTTTTATTATGTCTAGCAACAAGTTCGGAGCAATAGAACGTCTGACACCGAAGCAGGCCGCCTTCGTTAGCGAATACCTGAAAAACGGCGGCAATGCGACCGAGGCATACAAGAAAGCGGGATATAACGTTACTACGGATAATTCGGCGGCAGTAAATGCAGCTCGATTGCTCAGAACGTCTAAGATCACCCGCGCGATAGCGAAGCGGCAGGCCGAGCGCAACGAAAGAATGCAGTTGGAAGAAGACTTCGAGCTCAAAAAAGCGATTGATATCCTTGAAAAATGCTCTGAGCCGCAACAGGTTTACAACTTCGACGGCAAGCCGAAGAAAGACAAAGCGGGCCATGCTGTATTCATGTTTGACTCCAAGGGCGCGAACCAGGCGCTCACAACGATATGCCGATTAAGAGGTAAATTCAGAGACAAGCTGGAAGTCACTCAGGACGTTAGTGACCGTGCCAATCGCCTGGCGCAAATCCTGGCGGCAGTGGAAAAGGACGAGAAATAGCGACATAGCGGACGCATCCTCCGCCACGTCATCCATATAAATCAATGACTTATGCGCACTATCGCCATTTTGTCCACCAATTTGTCCACCTATCGGCAGTCGGATGAGGCATCCCCGCCGACGGCCGGCACCTCAAAGCAAACGGGGGTGATCGATCCGCCCCAATCGATAACCCTCTATGGATTGAGGCGGGGTGACGTAACGGCGAAGGGTGTTCGAAATTCGGCGGTCGGAGGGGTGAAACCCCCAACTCAGCCCCGACGAGGGGCGTTATCATGGACCGATAGGCAATATCTGTAATTTGACCGCGCGAGGGGTGATTTTATTCGCCCGCTCCATTCCCATTCCCCATAACCGCATTTGTATTGACGGTGGTCTCATGGACAATGAAAAATTAGCAAATCAAAATTACGAACTGAACTTACAGAAGCTCGCAGTGCGGTTCAGTAACGATCCGCTCGCATTCGTGCGCCACGCATTCCCCTGGGGCGAGGGGATCCTAGAGAAATACGACGGGCCCGATACCTGGCAGGAGAAAATCCTAGGCGACATTAGGGACCGACTGCAAAACGGTGCGACCCGCTACCAGGCAATCCAAATTGCCGTGGCGTCCGGACACGGAATCGGAAAGACCGCTTTGGTCGCCTGGGTCATTCTCTGGGCGATATGCACCTATCCGGATACAAAAGGCGTTATCACTGCGGAAACGGGCCGTCAGCTTTTAACCAAGACGTGGTCCGAGCTCCATAAATGGCATTCTGTCTGCATTTTCAAGGACTGGTTCGAGGTCGCGGCCGAATCGATCTATTCTCTCCAAAAGGGCCATAAGTACACCTGGAGAATCGACGCTATTCCCTGGAACGAAAGTAATACCGACGCTTTCCAGGGCCTGCATAACCAAGGCAAAAGAATCCTCGTTTTATTCGACGAAGCGTCCGTGATCGCCGAGAAAATCTATGAGGTTACTAAAGGCGCGCTGACTGACCGCGATACGCAAATCATTTGGTGTATTTTCGGAAACCCGACGCGACCCGAGGGCGCCTTTTTCGACGCTTTTCACAAACAGCGCCACCGCTGGCTGCACTACAACATCGACTCCAGAACGGTCAAGATTACGAACAAGGAACTCCTGCAGCAGTACGTGGACGACTACGGCGAGGACTCCGACTTCGTGAAAGTTCGTGTGCGCGGAGTTTTCCCGTCGACTTCTGCCAAACAGTTCATTACCCGAGAGGACGTGGACGCAGCAGTCAACCGTCCGGTAGGCGTTATGAATTACGCCGCCACGGTCGCCGTATTAGGTGTGGACGTTGCGCGAGAAGGCGACGATAGATCCGTGATTGCAACGAAAATCGGCCGCGACTGCACAATGCCGTTAAAAATTTTCCGCGGGCTCACGGGGCCCCAGCTCGGAGAGCAGGTCATCCTTTACGCACGCGAATTGCAGAAACTCGGCATCCCGAAGATTTACATCAATATCGACTACACCGGCGTGGGTGCCTCTCCTTACGACTACATGGTCGATAAGGTCCCGCATATCCACAAGGTGATCGCGGCCAACCGCTCCAGCAACACCGAGCGCTGGGCCAATAAGAGAGCGGAAATGTGGGATCGGATGAGAGACTTTATTCGCGACAACGGGTGTCTGCCTAACAGCGCCGAGCTTGCCGACGACTTGTGTATCCCGGAAAAACTCCTTGACCGCAAAGGACGCTTGCTCCTGGAGAGCAAGGAGTCAATGAAAAAACGCGGCATGAATTCTCCGGATACAGCCGACGCGCTCGCCTTGTGTTTTGCCGTACCGATCCAGGAGTATTTGGACGGCCCAGCCAATATGCCGCGGCTCACTGAGAGACGGAAACGTCAGATCCGAAACCCCTACAAGTCGCTGTAAAAGTGCGCATTGAATTTGTCCGGAGATCGACAATGCGCCCATGGAAAAAGTATTGACCTTTAGACCTGTCACGGTCGCTGAAGTTTTCGGCGCTCCGGACGCCGACATGCTGATCTCGGAATACATGGCCGAGTCAGGCAACCCCTTTTTGCCTCAGAAACCCAACGTCGAGTATTACCGCAAGGCCGAGGAGTCCGGCGCCTTTAGGGTTATCGGCGCCTTCAGCGGTGAGCGGCTTGTCGGTTTCGGCTCCTTCGTGCTGACCGTCATCCCGCATTACTCCACAGTGACGGCCTCCGTCGAATCGGTCTTCTTGTCTAAGGACTTTCGGCTCGGCGCGGCAGGGGTCCGCCTCATTAACGCTATAAGCCAAGCCGCTAAGGATTCCGGCGCCTCAGGCATCTACTGGGGATGCAGGAGCGGGTCACGCCTGGAGACTTTATTCGCCCGGGTCCCGAGGTTTACACGCATGAACACCGTTTTTTATGAGGCCCTGGCATGACTGAAATCGTAATCGCCGAAATACCGCCCAACACGTCCGGAGAACTGGAGGCTATGGCCGCAGGCGTCGAGGAAATGCGCGCGGCGCCCCAGGTCGAGATTAAGACCAAAAGCTTCATTCATGCCGGCATGTATTGCCGCACGTGCTTAGTCCCGAAGGGCATAGCGATCGCCGGCGCCTTAATCAAGATCCCGACGGTCATCATGGCCACCGGGGACTTCGCCATGACCTGCGGCGGCAGTACCGTCCGGCTAAAAGGCACACATATTTTCCGAGCCTCGGCGGGCCGCAGACAGATTTTTGTCGCCTACGAGGACACCACTATTTCCATGTCCTTTGCTACCCGGGCTAAGACGCTCCTGGAGGCAGAGGCCGAATTTACTGACGAAACCGATCTTTTAATGTCACGGGGAGAATGAATATGAGCGGAGCAATTTCTGCCACTACAGCTGTAGCAATCAGTGCCGGCGTGGCCGCGGTAGGTACCGCCGCCTCCGTTATGGCGAGCAACAAGCAGGCCCGACAGCAGAAGGCCGCGGCCAAGGAAGCACAGCGCAATAACGAGATTACTCAGACGAAGGCCCGCGAGGATATGCGCCGCCAGAACGCTAAAGAGGCCGATGTCTCCAGCATTTATGAGCAGAACTTAGATCAGAACGCATCCGGAGGCTCGACGCTGCTGACAGGGCCCGAGGGCATCAATAACTCCGATCTGACCTTAGGCAAGGGCAACAAGCTCGGAGCCTAAAAGCGAGGCACCGATGGACAAGAAGGAATTACGTGCGCACATCCTGTCGCGCTGGCAAAAGCTCAAGACGGAGCGCGATCCCTTTATCCCGCAGTGGAAAAGTATCGCCACGCATATTCGCCCGGCAACAGGCAAATTCCTGCTGCGCGGACCGAAGAACGAGGCGCGCGAACGCTTCAATGAGATTTTCGACAATACGGCTACCGGCGCCAGCAACCTATTGTCCTCCGGATTGATGTCCGGACTTACGGACCCTAGCCAGCAGTGGTTTTATCTCACGACCGGCAGTCCCACACTGGATGAGTCTCCGGCCGTGAAGCAGTGGCTCGCGGATGTGTCCCAGGTCATCTACATGGGCCTATCGAGAACGAACGCCTACCAAAGCCTGCACCACTTTTGGCTTGAGGTCAGTCTCTACGGCACGGCCGCCATGATGATCCAGGAAGACGACGAGCGCGGCTTTTACTGCTATCCGTTCACGATCGGCGAGTACGCGATCGCCTGCAACCATAAGGGCATCCCGGATACTCTGTATCGCGAGCTGATGATGACGGTCGCGCAAATCGTTCAGCAGTACGGCTATGAGAATGTCCCGCGCGGCATTAAGGCGCTCTATGACCAACGGCAATACGACCAAGAGAAGGCCGTCATCCATGCCATTGAGCCGAGATACGATCGCGACATCACCAAGCAGGACAACAAGAACATGCCGTATCGTGCGGTTCACATGCTGGTTGACGCCGACAGTGACGAGCACTCGATTCTCCTGGAATCCGGGTATAACGAATTTCCGGCAATCGTGGGCCGCTGGGGAGCAATCTCGACCGATACCTATTCCTGCGAATCTCCGGGCATGACCGCGCTGGGTGACGTGCGCCAGCTCAAGCACGAGCAGATGCAAAAAGGCAACGCGATCGACTTGATCGTCGATCCCCCGAGACTTCTGCCGACGTCGGCCAAGGACGCCGAGCTTGACTTCGCCCCGGGCGGCTTAAGTTTCGTGGACATGCCGACCAACGGCAGTCAGTCCAATAACGCCACTACTGCGGTCGGAAACATCAACCCGATCACCGTCGATATCCAGGAAGTTCAGGGTCGAATCAAGGCGGCATTCTTTACCGACCTTTTCCTCATGCTGTCCAATCAGGCCGAGATCGCGCGCATGACCGCGACCGCGGTGGCAAGACTCCAAGAGGAAAAACTCATCATGCTCGGACCGATTTTGTCTCGGTTCAACAACGAGGTTCTGAATCCTTTTATCGGCCGCATTTTCTCGATCCTCTCCCGCGCCGGAGTTTTTCCGCCTCCGCCCCAGGAGCTCCAGGGCACTGAGTTAAACATTGAGTACACCTCCATGCTTGCCCGATCTCAGAAAGAGGTCCAGGCCAACACCGACATGGAGGCCATTACGCAAGTTTGCCAGCTGGCGCAAGTTGACCCGTCGGTGCTTGACCGCATCAACTTGGATAACGCCATCAAGATCATTTTCGACAAGAAGGGTGTGAGCCCCTCGTTACTGCGCTCGGACGAAGAGGTGCAGCAGATCCAGCAGCAGAGAGCTCAGCAGCAACAGCAGATGGCGCAGCAGGAGCAAGCTCAGCAGGGCGTGGACGCCTTGAGCAAGTTGGGCAAGGTCCCCGCAGGCGGCGCCACCATGGCGGGTCAGGCCGTCGAGGCGCTCCAGGCCGAGATGGGGCAGTAAAAAAGTGCGCATTGATTTTTATTGAAGGTTTTAAATGTCAGGAAAGATTCGCAATCCGTTTGACGAAGCGAAGCTCAAGGAAGAAAGACAAGAACGCGAAGCGCAGAAAGCGAGCTTTGACGAGGCTTTTAAAGAGTCTCTCATCCGCCTTCTGGGTACGCGGGACGGAAAGATTGTGTTTAACAAACTCTTTTCCGACTGCGCCTTGTTCTCCTCCTCTTTTGACACCAACGCTCTCGCGATGGCTAACAAAGAGGGAAAGAAAACTTTCGGCCTTGTCGTGCTGAGCTACGTCATGACCTATTGCCCGGAACAATACACCGAGATAAGGAAGATATCGGATGAGTACAGAAAATGACAGCGGCTCCCAAAACACCAGTCAGGAGACGTTAGTACCTCCTTCGCAGAATGAGCAACAGTCTTCTCCTTTGGACCAGGGGCAGTCTTCTCAGACCACCGCTCCGACTGAAAAGGAGGCCGGTACTGAGAAGACTGAAACTTCTCCGGCGCCCGAAACTAAGGCCGCTCAGACGGTAAGCAATCCGCTTGAGATTAAGCCTGAGGCAGACGACGCCAAGAAGGCCGAAGGTCAGGAAGGACAGAAGCAGGAAGCGAAAGAGGATGCGGCACCTGAAAGTTACGCCGACTTCAAAGCACCCGAAGGTGTAGAGCTCAATAGCGCAGTGGTCGACTCCTTTAAGGGTATCGCCAAAAAGCTCAATCTCTCGCAGGAGAAGGCCCAGGCCGTAATCGATGAGATCACGCCCGTGATGGTTTCCCAGCAGGTTGAGTTTATTAACAAGGTTAGCGGCCAGTGGCTGGAGAAGGCTAAGAAGGACCCCGAGATCGGCGGTTCCAACTATGACGCCTCCATCCAGCGTGCGATTAAGGTCAGAGACCGATTCGGCAAAGGCGCCGACGGCAACTATGACGCAGATATCGCAGAACTGTTCTCGCTGCCTGTTGGGTCGCACCCCGGCTTTATCAAATTCCTAGCAAGAGTCGGCGCGGCAATCAGCGAAGATACTCCGCCCAAAGGTCGAGTATCCGGAGCAATCACACCTCAAGATATTTACGGTTATTAATTTGGGAGACTAAAAATGGCAGACGTTTTCAGCGGCATGACGCCCGTCACAATGGCTGAATGGCAGTCGCTCGTTCCGGACAGCGACGTAGCAAAGAAAGTTTTCATTCAAACCGTCCGAGATTATCAGCCGTTCTTTGATCGTGCCACTATGGTGCGCGGCAACGACGGCCAGGGTATGAAAGGTACACTGGCGGATAAATATCCGGAAGGCCAGCTCGTCGGTATTAACGAAGGCTGGGATGCATCCACCCCGACAGGTCGTGCAGTACGTTATCCGTCCTGTATCGCACGCGACCGCTCCGTGATCGGTAAGCTCCAGCTTGAAAGAATGCCGGAGAAAGACCGAGCACCGTATCGTGCCCGCAAGGACCAAATGTTTACCCGCGGCTTAACCCGCGGTATGGTCAAACGTGTCTTCCAGGGCAATCCGGATAAAGATCCGAGAGACTGCTTAGGCCTGGCAAATATCGTTTTGCCGGACAAAGACAACGGCGCCTGGAAGAACTCCATCATTGACGCCGGCGGTACAGTGGCTGGCGGCTCGACGAGCACACTCACTTCGATCTATTTTATTAACTGGCACCCGGAAGAAATGACTCTGTTCTTCCCGGAAAACGGCGGTGCAGCAGGTATTTCCGTCGAAGTTCAGAAATCTCCGATCTATGTTCCGGACGCTAACGGCAAGATGTTCCCAGCCTACGTAACCGAGTTCGGCTATGACCTTGGCGTATTTGCAGGCAATCCGGAAAACATTGTCCGTATCGCCAACGTCGATACCTCCAAGATCACTACCGCCAAGGGCGCAGCTGACCTCTTGAAGTTGTTCGTTGAAGCACGCCACCGCCTGCGCACCGACGACTTCTCTCATGTCGGTATCTACTGCACGGACCAGGTCGGCATGATCTATGACCTGCAGCTCCTGGAGAAGACGAAGTACACGCTGGAATACAAGACCTTCGGCAAACGTGAAGGCATGTTGTCCTTCGGCGGTATTCCGATCTACCAGTACGGCACGGATGTGCTGAACGCAAGCGAATCCGCGATCACAATTTCCTAATAGGAGGCGTTATGGTTTTCGACATTAAGATGATGCTCGCCGACAAGAAGGAGGCCAAAACCGCCTTCACGTCCAGTGGCCTTGACTTCGGCTCCACCCTGGTAGAGTCCGGTGTCAACGGTCACAAGATGGCGCTTTGTATCTCCGCCAGCGGCGTGGCCGGCACCAGCCTGGCCTTCAAGATTGAGGACTCGGCCGATAACTCTACTTTTGCCACTGTCGCAACATCTAAGGCATTCACGCCCACTGAGCTCAAGAATCCGATTGTGGTGGGACTCCCCTTCGAGCACAGACGCTACCTGCGTATCGTGACCGTCCCGACAAGCGTCACGGCAGGCACCGTCACGGCCTGGATCGGCAACGACTACAAGCTCGGCCAGGTCAAAGAAGGCGAGGGCTGGGAGTTCCGTACTGAGAAGACAACTGCGGCAACCGGCGATGACAGCTAATCAGCAGTAAACAACCGAAATTTGTCGGAGGAGGCGGGCATAAAACCCGCCTTTATTTATATGGCTAATCAAATCGAAATCTGCAATGCCGCACTGTCTCAGCTCGGTGCGGACTCAAACATTACGTCTATCGATCCTCCGGACGGCACGCAATACTCCGAACAGTGCGCGGCCTACTACCCGATGGCACTGCGCTATCTGCTGGAGCAATTTAACTGGAGCTTTGCCCAAAGTCGCTACAAGCCGCCCCAGTACGTTGAGCTGGATCGAACTCTGTACCCGTGGCGTTACGGCTACTCTTTGCCGAGCGACTGCATGTGTGTTGTGGGCTTGTATTGCCAAGGCGGTCAGCCGTGGGAGGCCACACTGCCCTACGAGATCGAGTATCGCGAAAGCGAAAACACGATGTTCCTGCTGACGGACGTCAAGGACGCCGTGATCGTCTACACCCGTTACTTGAACAACCCGCAGATGTTCCCGGGCTACTTCACCGAGGCCCTCGTCATGCGATTGGCGGCCTATCTCGCGGGCGCGCTGGTTAAGAATCAGAGCGCGGACAAGTATCTCAAATATGCCGAGGACGCCTTGAGCAAGGCCAAAACACGGGACGCAAAAAAGAGCGCCCACCAGCATCCGAAGTATTTAGCGGCACAGCTTAGAGCGAGGTTCGTGTAATGGCAGTCAGAATTTTTAGAAACTCTTTCGGCGGCGGCGAAATCTCTAATACCATGTACGCCCGAGTGGACGACGCCAAAAACCAAACGGGCCTCGCGAAGTGCAAAAATTTTATCGTCGAGCCTCAGGGTCCGGTCTTCCGGCGCCCGGGCTTTGAGTATGTGGCGCACGCGAAATACTCGGATAGAAAATGCCGCCTGATCCCGTTCTTGTTTTCGCTGGACCAGACGATGGTCTTAGAGGTGGGACACAAGTACATCCGCTTCCATACGCATAAGCAAACTTTGATGTCCGGCAATGCTCCGTATGAAATCACGACTCCGTATGAGGAGGCTGATCTTTTCGAGCTGAGTTTCGTCCAGAGTATCGACGTGATTACGATCGCGCATATCAATTATCCGACCAAAACCTTGAGGCGACACGGTGCGACCGACTGGCGATTAGAGAACGTGAACTTTAATACCACATTGGCAGCACCTACGGGCCTTGCGGTAACGCAGACAATCGGTCCGGATGTGGAAGAAAAGAACAAAGGACTTTTTAAGAGAAAATACGGGGTTACGGCTTTGAACGCGGACGCCTCAGAGGAAAGCCCGCTGTCGGCTACCGTTGAAATTAACTGCAATCCTTTTGCGGACGGCGCCTACAACACACTCACCTGGAATGCCGTCCCGGGCGCTGCTATGTATCGTGTGTATCGGAATGTGGGCGGTGTTTACAGCTATATCGGCCAAACGTCCGAAACCTCGATTATCGATGACGCAATTTCTCCGGACTCAGGTATCACACCGCCACGGTATGACTCTGAAATTACGTCCGGATATCCTGGCACCGTAAGTTACTTCGACCAGCGCAAGATTTTTGCCGGAACGCGTACCAAACCGCAATATATTTGGATGACGGCCGCAGGCAGTGAGAACTCTATGGCGTATCACTTGCCCGTACAGGCGACCGACCGAATCTCAGCCAGAATCTACGCCCGAGACGTCAACCGAATCCGACACCTTGTTCCGCTGTCCCGATTGATTCTCCTGACGGCCTCAGGGTGCTGGGTAGTGGGCACCACAGACACGGATGCCCTGACGCCGGAGTCCATCAGCTTTAAAGCGCAGAACGCAGAGGGCGCAAGCTCAGTCAACCCCGTGGTTGTAAATTCGGCCTGCGTGTATGCCGCGGCCAGAGGCGGCCATCTTCGTGAAATGGGTTACTCATACGAGCGAGGCGGATTTATTTCCGGAGATTTATGTCTTCGTGCGCCGCACCTTTTCGACCATAAGACCGTGATCGATATTGCTTACTCCAAAGCACCGAATCCGATTATTTGGTCGGTCTCCAGCGACGGCGTATTGGTGGCCTTCACCTATATCCCGGAGCAGCAGATCGGAGCATTCTCAACAATCGAGACCCGCGGCAGTTTCGAGTCCGTGACGGTTGTCTCCGAGGGCTACGAGGACATCCCGTATGTCGTTACCTGCCGCAGGATCAACGGGCAGACGGTCCGATTTATCGAGCGCATGCACGAGGTGCAGTCGCCCTCACGAGCGGAATCCTGTTACGTTGACTGCGCGGGCTTCTACCAAGGCAACCCGACTAAGACGATTACCGGACTCTCCTGGCTGGAGGGCGAAACGGTTTCCATCCTGGCCGACGGCTATGTCGTACCCGATCAGAAGGTCGTCAGCGGAAAGATCACGCTGGAGGATGAGGCCTCGACGGTTTACGTCGGCCTGCAGTACGACTCTGACATGGTTACGCTCCCGATCCACCTTCAACTTAACGATATGTCCTACGGCACCTCTCACCGTAAAAATATTACGGAGGTTACGTTACGGCTTAACGAATCGTCCGGAGTGTCGGCAGGATCGAGTTTTGAGAAGCTCTATCACATGCAGCCGCGTGCGACCGAGCTTCCCGGATATCCTCCGAATCTGCGCTCCGGTATTTACGACCTGCAGATTAAGCCTAAATGGAGTGACGAGGGCCAGGTCTATATCAGGCAGTCTTTACCACTGCCGCTCCGGATAACCTCGATCACGACTACGGTAGAGATCAGCTAACCGACAATAGTGCGCATTAAAGCCTGAGGCGGCGTCAAGATAGGCGCACTATCGGAGGTTTTATGGACTTTAGTTTCAACACCGCTTCAATGATCGGCACGGGAATCTCTGCCGGTATTTCCGCTGTCGGTTCGATCTTCACAACCCGCTACAACAACGCTATCGCCAAGGCCCAGGCAAATATCGCCAAGGAAAACGCCAAGACGATGGAATTGCAGGCGCAGTACACCCTGTTTGCAGCAGAGACTAAGGTCCAGCACGAAACGATGCAGGCAGGCCAAGTCAAAGCCAGGCAGAAGGCTGCGCTCGCCGCCAACGGTGTTGCGATCGGCAGCGGTAGCGCGGCGCAGATTACAGCTTCCACCGACATCATCAAGACGATTAACAAGAATCGCATTGAGACCGATGCTCATGCCGCTGCCTGGGGCTATCGCCAGCGGGCTACCGACTTCAAAAACCAGGCCTTGATGTTTAACGCCAAGAAACAAAGTGTGGGCCTGAACTTCATGTCCACGGCGCTCAACGGCTTGTCTCAGGTGGGCATGACCTACGCCTTTGGAAAACTTGCCGAGGGCAAAGCGAAAGAGCCTGCGAAAGACACGCCGCTCAAGGTTGACGCCATCAGCGGAGCCGATCCCGGATTGAAGATCGACGCGATTTCCTCGGCTGACCCCGGCCTGCGCATTGACGGAATCTCCTCGGCTGATCCGGGAATCCGAGTTGATGCGGTATCTGCGGCCCAGCCGATTTTCACGCCGCTTTACAACTTCAATCCTCTCTCGATCAATAACAAAGTTTCGATCCTAGGCAGATAAATATGCAAGTACCCATTTATCAGAACAACACGCCGAATCCGCAAAGCGAACAAGCCTTTGCGCGTCCAGGAGAAAACGTCCAGCCGACTTTCGACTATGAGCGTGCAATGGAGCGAGCCACCCAGCCCTTGAGGGCAGGTATCGGTTTAAGCGTCAAATTTGCCGAGAAGGCCGAGGCCCAGCAGGTCAAGGCGGAAGCCGACGAGGCGCTCAACGGCCTGGATCAAGAATTACGAGAGCTGCAATGGAATCCGGAGAGCGGCTACTACGCCATGAAGGGCAAGACCGCAGTGGAAGGGTATGACCCGACCCGCGAGGCCATGAACAAGGCGTATCAGACACGCCTGGATAAACTGCAAAACCCGCTTGCGAAACAGGCCTTCACTTCTGTCGCCCTGGAGAAGATCAACTCCTACGATCAATCCATGCAGCGCTACCGCCTGAAAGAAAATGCCGCCTATAAGGCAGAAGTCTCGGACACGCGCGCCAAGTCTTTGATCGACGACTTTGCCTTCTCCGGTTTCGGCCCTGACTCCGAGCGCACAATGGCGAGCCTCATGGATGAGGTGGACTACCAGGGCAAAATCGGCGGCAAGAGTCCGGAATGGATCGCAAGACAAAAGGACAACTACTCCGCCCTGGCGTATGCCTCAGCCTACCAACAGATGGCAGTCGAAGACCCGTATGGGGCGCTCAAGCACTTCCAGCAGGTCGGCTCCACGAAGATGAGCCCGGACGTATCCCGCAAGACCTATGCCTTGTTGCGCGAGCGTGTATGGCCTCAGCTCCAGGAGACGGTTGACGCAATGGGCGGCCCGGAGGCGATCGGTCTTACTCAAGGCTCGGCCGCTCGTGCTGCCGGGAAAGTCGACGTCCGAGTCTCCGGCGCCCAGGCAGGCTTAGGCACGCCCCCCAGTGTTCCGGACAAGGTGCTGAATACGATCGGCTACAAGTTCTGCAACCCGCTCAACATTAAAGCTTTCGGCAATAACTGGAGCGGTATGGTGGGCCAGGACGCCAGAGGTCATGCCATTTTCGAGACTCCGCAGGACGGTATTTGCGCCGCGGCAAAGATCCTCAAGACCTATGCTTCCAAGTACGGCATCAACACCGTGGACGGCATTGTTGATCGCTTCTGCGCCGCGAGCGACGGCGTGACACGTGCATACATCAGCAATGTCTGCAAGGCCATGGGCGTCAATCCCGGGGAGGCGCTTGACGTCAAGGATCCCCAGGTGATGACCAAACTCATCAGCGCGATGATGCGCCAGGAGATCGGCGCGGTTGCGTACTCGCAGGAGACGATTACAGCCGGGGTCCATAAGGCGCTGGGGATAGATCCGAACGATTATTCTGACAAATTTAATACTCAGCTTACTGAGGACGAAGAAAAGCAGTACCAGGCATGGGCGAAGAAGATCGGCCATGAGCGTGATGTTTACGACTATGACCTTAGAGGCGCATGGAAGGCGGGCGCGGCTCAAGCAGAAAACGGCCACTTCCCCGATACGTTTAAAAAGCCAAATCATCCGACTTTTAGTGTCGAGAGCAAGTACCACGACGGAAAGAATTATGTCGGAGGCCACTGGGTAGTAGAGAACGGGCAAAACATTTTTATCGGCCCTCATGGAGAACGCCGAGACGATAACGGGAAACTTCTGTCTCAGAAGGCGGAAGCTCCGCGCCTGACATCTAAGGACGTGGCCTTCAATCCGAACGTCAAGACAGGCGATCCTGTGATCGATGCGTTACCTCTTCCGGACAAGATCAAGTTATTCCGCGCATCCAGGCAGAGACGCGGCCAGCAAGCTCAGCAGGCCAAGGTCGAGTTAAAACGCTCCGTGGACAACGTCTTATCCCGCGCGATCAACACGGGCGACGTATCCGAGCTCCCGGATGTAGCAGACTTCATTAGCGTCTACGGTCAGGACGAGGGCGTCAGAATGCACGCCGAAGTGGAGAAACAGGCCCAGCTCAATGCCGCCATTCACTCCATGCCGGCAATGTCTGTAGGCGACATGGATGCTACGAGCCGAGCGCTCACGCCTCAGAAGGATGACCCCGAGTACGCTACCCGCATGGAACAGAAGGCAACGTGGGATAAGGCTGCAGAGAAGGTCAAGACCGAGCGGGCCAAGGACCCGATGCGCTTTGCGATCGAGGGGATCCCCGAACTCGGCTTTAAACCTATCCAGGACTGGAGCAATCAGACACTCGCCATCCAAGAGCTCACCAACCGCATCAGCAGCTACAAGGACGTGGCCAAGCGATTCGGCACTGACGCGCATATCCTCACCAAAACCGAGGCCACAGGGTTATGCCAAGCCTTCGCCAATATGGACGAGGACCACCAGGCGGAGTACGCACAGAAACTCTCCGACGCGATCTTTGATCCGGTCACCGGCGACAGTGACGCCCTGGCGGCTCTGGCAACCGATATCGGCAAAAATCATCATCTGCTTTCTATCGCTTTAGGCGTGGCCTCCACGCCTCAAGGCCGAGAGAACAACGGCGCACTGCGTCAGATCAAGGGCAACTATTACCGCAGAAACAAGGTTAACGACGCGAATAAAGACGAGCCCGAAATCCGCCAGAAACTTGACGGTGTCTTGCCAATCCCTGCCGGGAGTCCGGAGTATGAGGACCTCATTAACGCAGTTCTAAACGAGCACGCTTATGCGCTCCAGGCGGGCGGCTCGAGCGACGTGGATACCGCGATTGAGAACGTTATCGGCCCGGTGGCAGAGCACAACGGCGCAAAGATCATTTTGCCCTCCCGTCTGTCGCAGGCAGGCAAGGACTTGATGACTTTTACCAAGCTCGGATCTTTTGAAGACGTTTTGCAGGACTACAGCAAGGACTTCCTGAAGGGCGGCAAAAAGCTCGTCTATCGGAATCAGGTGATATCACCTGAGCAATCCGCCAGGCTCATCAACACCGCACCTCTTAAATGGGTCGGCGACGGTGTCTACTTTATCCGTGACGGTCTGCGCTACGTGACTGACGAGAAGGGCGAGCCCTTCCGACTTGACCTTAACGACACAATTTCCCGGAGAATTAAATGAGCTGGATCAATCGTTTCGGACTGACCAATGAAGAAGCCAAGGTCATCAATCAGTACAGCGCTCCGGAGAAAGACGCCGAGGCCCTGACGCCCGGACTTTTTGAGGGCTCTTGGGGCGCGATCGGCCAATCTATTGGAAAAGAATGGGAAGCCACTAAATCAGACATTAACGAGCTGGCCGCGCTCAGGGTCGAAGATGATGATTACTACCTCGCCCAGCCGGAGGATCCCTTTGCGCCCGACCTCAATGTCAATAAGGATGCAGTAGTCAATCGCCTGAGGCAAGACGCAAAAGAGGCTCGCCTCAAGATCAAGAACGATTACACGCCGAATCCCGAGACCACCGGCACGGCGGCCATGATCCTCTACGGCCTGGTCGGTCCTTTGGCCAAGGGTATCGGTTACTCCGTTCTCGCGGGCGGCAATCCGTTCGTCGGCGGTGCGCTATTCGGCGCCGACCTCGGACGTTATGAGAAAGATAAGCTCCAGGACAAGGGCGTGGATACAGAGACGGCCACGAAAGCGGGCTTGATTACAGGCGTGACAAACGCTGTCGGCATGGCGCTCCCCGCCTCCCTCGGCACAAGTTATTTGAAGTCTGCGACCTTCGGCGCCCTGGTCAATCCCGCAACTGACATCACCGAGCAGTCGGCGATTAAGTTTGCCCTGGATAACGCCGACTATTCCGTTATCTCCAAAGAGTACGACCCCTTCGATCCGGTCAGTCTTACGACGTCTTCTCTTATGGGCCTAGGTTTCGGCCTTCTCGGCGCCAGGGGCACCCGTGTCCGAGCCGCAAGAGAAGCAGCGGAAAAGGCTCAAGCGGAAGCTCCCGCCGCACCCGTGGAAGGTCAGGCAAGCCGCATGAATAAAAGTGTGCTTGAGTCCATTCAGAACCGCGACAGAAGCGGTAAAGAAAGCCGCTTGCAGATGCAGCAGATCGCTCAGGCTCCTGACTTCAATCGCCTGCGCAACGGCGCAACTTTGGGCGAGGGCACGCCCGTGATCGCGTATTTGCCGGAGAACTCTTCGGCTATTCTCGGTAAGACGGTCACAGTCTCGGACACCAACGGTGATCGCACCACGATGCGCTATGCCCTGATTGAGGCGAGCGATGTGATGACGTCTAACAGCGTTGACGGCAGTCTCAATGCCGACTTCACTAATCCGGAAGTGCAAGGCGCCCGAGCGATCGCAGGCAACGGACGTATCGCGGGCCTGCAGGAAGCCTATCGCAACGTCAAGGCCACGAAGTACAAAGAGGAATTGACCAAGGCCCTAAAAGAATTCGGCATCAGCCGCCGCGCGGTCAAGAAGATGCGCGAGCCGATCCTCGTGCGCGTGATGGACGATGCAGACGTCAAAGAAGGCGTCGGCGAATTGTCCAACCGTACCGGAACGCTGAAGCTCAATCCTGCGGAGCAGGCCGCCCAGGACGCCCGAAATGTGCGCCTGGAGGAGGTTGAGTTTACTAAGGACAACGGTATCGCTGTCCGCTCGATGGATGAGTTTGTACGGCGCACTCCGGATAAAGAAGGGCTCATTGACGCCGAAGGCAAGGTTATCTACGACAATGTCCGGCAGAGAATGAAGTCGGCGATCTTTGCCGCCGCGTATCCGGACAACCGACTGATTAACCGCTTTATCGCCGACGACCCGAAGGACAAGCAGGTGATGGACGTTCTCCAGGCCGCCGCACCCGAGGTCGTCAAACTCAGACGTCACGGCGGAGATTTTGACTTCTCAGGCGACCTCATGGAGGCGCTCGCTGACTACATGCAAACCAAACAAGAGGCCCGCAAGATTAACGGCGAAAAGGTCGAAGGCGAGATTACGGAATCTTTCTTTGAGGCCACGCCGGTGCAAGCCTGGTTTAGGGACATTCTTTTATCCAAGAATCCCGAAAGGCTCAAAGACGCCCTGGCCCGATTCAACGAGGTGGCCCAGCAGGAGAGCGGAGGCGAAGGCCTTTTCGGCAAAGTCAGCCGCGACGAGGTTTTCAATCAGGTCAAGAGCGAGTTCGGCGCCCTGGATAGAGCAATCGATTCGATCACTCCGAGCGCGGTGGATGCCGCCATGGAGCTCCGTAACGCTGACGTGATCGAGGGCGATCAACCCTCAGGCATGAACGGCGATATCAACAAGTCAATCGCCGACGAGAAACTTGCCCGGGAACAGTTGGACGATGGCGAGCCGGTTAATGTCTCAGGCGAAGGCGTCGATCCGGAAACACTGAGAACGCAATTCGATTCTTTCAGAGACCGGGTATTTAACCAGCTCCTCGGCGCCGGGTTTAAAGAAAAACTCGCGGCCTATTCCGCTGACCTCTACGACGCTTTCTACAGAACACTGGGAGAGCGGTTAGGCATGAGCGCCAACGAGCTGGAGAAACGCTACGCCCTCAAGGTTCGCAAAGGCGGAAAGGAAACAGCCGAGGGTTTCAGACAGCAGGCGAATATGCCTGATGGAGTTGAATCTCCGGAAGTTGTTCTGAACGACTGTATCCAACAAGATCCAATCTTTACGCTGAATGGCGACGAGTTTTCTTCCGGAAGCGGCAATCTTTATCAAGAGGTGGCTGACTTCTTCGCAGAGCAGTACGGTGGCAAAGTCGAAAACCCGATTCTAGGGGAAGTGAAGTTAAATAAGGCGGCCGTAAAATCTTCCGCTTCTCATGGATTGGGCCGTAATAAAGTTATGGCCTTCATGGCCGTCCCTGAAGTTATAAAGAGCGGAAAGATTTTCGACTACCATAAAAACTGGAAAGAACGTCGATACGATACATGGGTGCTAGCCGCGCCAATTTTAATTAAAGGGAAGAAGTACGTTTGCGAAGTGATCGTCATTGATACGGGCGAACACAAGCGATTCTATTTACACGAGGTTACGCCGATTGAAGATGTCGTGACCACTATCCAAGACCCAAACCCGGGGGTTGAGCAGTCACGACCTGCCGGGCCAGTTAGGTCTATTTTAATTCAGAGGTATCTTGAAGACAAGGCGGCCGCGGCTAAAGCACCCAAGACTCAAGGCGAAGTTTTGCTCCAGAGCAAGGTCAAAGCAGAAGAGGACTTTATTCCGGATCAAACTCTTATCGACAACGCTAAAGATACCTTCGGCGTGATCGATGACATCCGGGAAGCAGGTTATGTGCTCCCGGACGGAACGATGCTCGACTTCTCCGGACGACACTGGGGCCTGGATGATTCTGAGGCGAGAGGCCAGCGACAAGTTGACCATATTGATATCAGCGAGGCGGACGGAATCCAGAACGCTACCGGAAATGAGATGTATGACTTCATGGCGCAGACCGGCGCGATGCGAGTCAGTATGGCAGACGGCAACAGTGTGGCCTCTATCGCCAGGCCGCCTACAGCTCAGCAGTTGGCGGTATTGGGCCGCGCTACCAACCGGAAATATCTCGCCCTATCGTTTAATACGCCTGACGGCCGAATTGTTTCCGACACCGAGTTTGACAGCTCCTCCCTTAAAAAGATTGAGAAGTTCTTAGACGATGCCCAAAAGCAATACGAACGAGGCGAGGTGAGCGGCGCATACGCCCAGGACGCCCGCGGCATGTACACGCCCGCTGAGAAGATGATTACTTTGTTCGGAACTGCCGACGAATCGACTTTCGTCCATGAGTCCGGACATTACTTCCTGGACGTTATGACGGACGTGGCAATGCGCTCCGACGCGCCCGAGCAGGTGAGGGCCGACATTCAGACGCTGATGGATTGGTTCGGCCTTAAGGACCTGGAAGAATGGAACGGCTTATCGCTCGAAGAAAAGCGGCAATTCCATGAGCAGTTTGCCCGGGGCTTTGAGCAGTACCTCCGTGACGGTGTCGCACCGTCCTCCAGGCTCGAAGCGATCTTCAAGCAGTTTAAAGACTGGCTCGTGTCGATCTATAAATCTGCCGCAGACTTAGACGTTGAATTGACGCCTGAGGTCCGAGACGTCTATGCCCGAATGCTCGCAACCGATAAAGAAATCGCGGCCAAGAGCGAAGCGGATTCTCCGAGCCTATTTGGAGAAGACTTCGGCCGGACGGTCACTCAAGTTGTCGATAACACCAATTTGCCGGATGAGACCAAGGCCGTGATTAAAGAAGGCCTAGAGACTTTAGGCATTAAGACCGAGCAGGCGCCGGATCAAAGCAAGTTATCCGGAGTCATGACGGACGACCAATTTGTCCAAAGTCGCTTTGATCTTGACATGGAGAAGTACGGAGATATGTCGATATTGGACGAGAACGGCAACGAGACCACACCGCGTGAGATGGTAGCCGGAGACCTGGCAGCGGCTGAGCAGTTGGAGAAGGACGCAAGCGGAATGTCCCGCGCCGCGCTTTGTATGTTTACCAATAACGCCTTCGATTAAGGATTAGAAAATGGCAAAAGGCTTAAAGAAAGAATGTTTGGACTCGGTTAGCCAAGTTATCGGCCGACAGCTCACCGCGAAAGAGGGCGAGGACATTGTCCTTAACATTAAAAGCAAGGTGCTCGATATTCGGAAAACCGAGCCCAACCTGACCAAGGACCAATATGTTTCCAAGGCCGCCGCGCTCGTAGCACAGGATATGCAGCGGCAAGCCAACCGCATGAAGGTCAATGCACAGCGGCAAGTGATCGCACTCGCAGCCATGCAGAACTACACCGGCGACATGAGGGCCAAAGGCCTGAGCGCAAATGCTGCCGCCATGAGGTATTTGGATAAAGTCCACAAGCACGCGGTCGGCGTATCGAAGGAATACGCCTCGGAGCTTGTGGACACGCTCCAGGCCGCTTGCCCGAAGTTTTTCGGCATGATCGAAAACGATGACGCGGCCGCGGGGATCCTCGCGGAAATCTCCGGCGTCGACACTAAGAACGCGGAGTATAAGAAAGCGGCGCAGGCCTGGATCCAGTGCAACGAGAAAATGCGTGAGCGTTACAACCGAGCGGGCGGAGACATCCGATCCCGTGAAGACTGGATCATGCCGCAGACCCACAATCAGGGCAAGGTGCTTAACGCAGCCAGAATCCTGGCAGAAAAAACGCCGAAGAGCTTTGCTGGACGTACTGCAGCCAGGGCGAAAGCGGTCACACAGGTATTTAAGAAACACGATTTTGCCGCCAACCGTGACGCATGGGTCGATTGGGTTTTCGAGCGCCTGGATAAAACTCAGTATCTCGACGATAACTTGGAGCAAATGAACGACCTGGAAATTAAAAACGTCCTCCGGGAAGCGTATCTCTCCATTACGGAGAACGGGGATCAGCACCAGAATGCCGCCGACGCAAAACCCAGCGGCAGAGCTAAAGCGAAGTCGGAACAACGCCAGGAGCACCGTACAATTCACTTCAAAGATTACAAGGCTCGGATCGAATACAACCGCATGTTTGGCCAGGATCCCTCAATATTCGGCACCATGCTGTCGCACGTCAGTGCGATGTCGCGAGACATCACACTCCTGGAGGAAATGGGGCCGAGTCCGACTACTACTTTTAACACTCTTCGTAGATCTACAGAGATTCTCAATAATCAGTCCAATAATGTAGAAGGAAAAAAAGTTACAACTGCGGATTTCATGCTCAATGCGATGTGGAAAAACCTGAACGGCAGCAGAGGCATCCAGAATGAAACACTTGCCGCAATCGCCCAGGGTGCTCGTAATCTTCAAGTTGCCGGCAAACTCGGTGGTGCATTCTTAACGAGCATGTCCGATATTGCTACATACTTTCACATGTGTCATGTCAACCACATGCCCTTTGCTCAGAGTGCGATGTATTTAGCGAAGTCGCTTAATCCGGCTGATAAGAGTGACGTGGCCTTTGCCGCACAGGCCGGCGTGATCGGAGACGTTTTCAACTCTGCCGCCAATAGATTCGTCACAGACAACATGAGCCAGGGCGTGACCTCCAAACTGGCAGACGCCACTATGAGGGCCTCCCTTTTGTCGCAGTGGACGGATGGTACCAGAAGAGGTGCTGCGTTCACCGCCATGACGTTCTACACCAACGCGCGAAAGTATGACTGGAATACTTGCGACGGCTGGCTTAGAGAGCGCCTGGAGAACTTCGGCCTCGATGAGACATTCTGGAAAGTCATCCAGAAGGCGCCGGCGGAAAAATTCGACGATGCGGAATTTGTCACTAAGAACAGCATTCTCAATATCTCGGACGCCGACCTTGCCACGCTCGGAATCTCTCGGCACGCGCTGGAGAAGTACGCTTCCGATTACCTGGCTTTCGTTTTCGATGACGCGCATATGGCCTCGTTACAACCCGACCTCTACACTCAAGCAATTTCGAATTTAGGACTATCCAGAGGCACAATCGCGGGTGAAGCGTGGCAATGTTTTTTTCTATTTAAATCTTTTCCCACGGCGATGCTGACGCGCCACTTTCAGAGGTCCGGAGATCTTTACAGATACAAAAAACGAACAGACGGAAAGATGATGGCCGCTGCATCCCTCGTTGATTACTATGCCCCGTTGTTAATAGGATCGACGATGATAGCGTTAGTGACGAACATGTTCAAAGACGTTCTCAACGGTCAGGACATCCAGGATCCCTTCACCACCGACAATATCGCCAGAGCATTTACTTCTGGAGGCGGCGCCGGTTTTGCCGGAGATATTTTTGTCTCGGCTTTGGGCGACTACAAGTACGGCCACCCGAACATTTACAACGCCTTTGGCCCGGTCTTCTCCTCCATGCTGGACGCCTATACGATCTATGACAAATACAAAGATGACCGCGATATTGGCGCCAACGTCCTGCGCTTTGCCAAGAGCAACATCCCGATGGTTAATCTTTGGTACACCAAACAGCTTCTTAATCACGCGGTATTTAACCAACTTCAGGAGATGATGAATCCCGGGTATCACAGACGTATGGAGCGCAAATCCATGAGGATGCGGGGGACGGGATACTGGTGGCAGCCGACGAGCGCAATGCCCGGACGACTCCCGCGTGTAGCCAAATCCAAGGACCGCTGGGAGATTATGAAATAGTGCGCATTGAACTTTTGGGGACTTTTATATTTTTCTTCAAATCGAGGATAGATATATGGTTCCTGAAAGTAATCGCAAAGCGGGTCCGTTTACCGGCACGGGGCAGACGCAGTTTGATTTTGACTTCTACATGCTGAGCGCCGATGACGTTGTCGTCATTGTGGCTGACGCAGACGAAAACGAAACCACGCTGAGTAAAGACGCCTACACCTGCACGCTCAACTCCGACCAGAATACAACGCCGGGCGGACGCGTGACTTTAAAGACTGCACTCGCTACCGGGCACAAGCTCGCAATCTGCAGCGGGGTCCCGTATACCCAGAATCTTAATCTGACGATGTACGGGAATTTCAACCCGACCTCGATCAACAAGGAAGAGGATCGCCGCGTTATCCAAATTCAGCAGTTGGCTGAACAGATGCGCCGCTGTCTCACGGTCCCGATTACCAACGGCAAAACTCCGGAACAAGTTCTCCGGGAGATCCTGGAAATTGCCGCGACGGCTAACGAGTACGCCCAGCTAGCGGGCGAAACCTACCAGCAGGTTATCAAGCTCAAGGACGAGCTCAATGCATTAGTCCCGACACTCAAGGCCGCTTTGGAAAGTGAAGCTGATGACCAGATTGAGGAGATCGCGCAGTTTGCTCAGGGTCAGATCGCGGCGATACTCGATTCAACGAACGCACTCCTGTCTGAGCAGTTAGATCGTATCAACTCGGCGGCAAACTCGGCTCTGACTTTGAATCGCCTGCTTTGTTCTGAAGCTGTCAAAACGTTCAACGTAGATACTGCGTCAGGAACGACGATCACGCTCCCTTCCGGAATCCAATACGTGGTTGGCATGAACCACCTTCGGTTATCGCTCAACGGCACGATTTTATATCCGGAACAGCAATACGAAGAGGTCGGCCAAACAAGCCACTTATCAACTCAAGTCAAACTTTTATTCCCTGCCAAGGCCAATGACCGCCTCGAAGTTTGGGTGATTCCTATCGGCGGCACGATTGACGAAGAGACAGGTGAGGTCACGCCTGAGGCGGGTGTCGCTTGCAACGCTGAGACATGGACGCTCACGGCCGCAATCACCGCGGGCACTGCAATCACTCTGCCGAACTCCATGAAATATGTCGCAGGCAAGAAGCATTTGCGCTTGTCTTGGAACGGCATTCTCTTAATCCCTGTTATTGACTGGAATGAAACAGGTGTCACGGGCGCCGAGAGCACACAGATCAAAGTCAACTTTAACCTCGAGGTGGGAGACGCGCTCAACGCTTGGACCGTGCCCTATGACCACGGGGAAGCTTCTACTACTGAGGCACGCCTAAGCGCTCTGGAAGATTCGCTCGCAGAACTGTCCGCTCGAGTTGTCTATAAGGAATCGAATAATGGCTCTTAATACAAAGTTATATGGCAAAAACGGGGAAACGCAAACCCAGCTCAATCCGGAGACCGTTGCGGCTCAGGTCATTATCAATGACGCGGCGGGCGTGGGCTCTAACGTTGAAGCCGAGATTGAAAAGCTCCGGACAGATGTGGCCGCTTTAATCAATGGCGGTGTCGTTTTCAAAGGCGCGCTGACTACCACAAGCGGCTTGCCCACTGTCAGTTATAAAGCAGGCTGGCAGTACATTGTGCAGGACGCTGGCACTTACGCAGGTAAGGTCTGCGAAGCAGGCGACTTCGTTGTCTGCGTTAAAAACTATGCGTCGGGGAGCGCCTCTAACAGCGATTGGGCCGTGTTGCAGGTCAATATCGTTGGCGCAGTAACAGGCCCCGCGAACTCAGTCGCAAACCATGTCGCCGCTTTCGACGGAACTAGCGGCAAGATCATCAAAGACAGCGGCTACACGATTGGCAAGAGTGTGCCTGCGGACGCTGAGTTCACCGACACGACCTACGCACCCGCGACCTCTGCCGCCGACGGTCTGATGACTGCCGCGCAGTTCACGAAACTCGGAGGTATTGAAGCAGGTGCAGACAAGACCGACAGGGACAATGTGGCGGCGGCAGGTGCTTTCATTAAGGCCACAGATACAGCCGACTCTATCACTGAAGGTAATACCAAGAAGCTGATGACTTCGGCCGAGAGAACCAAGTTAAACGGTATCACTGCGGGCGCCGAGGTCAACCAGAACGCCATATCCAAAGTGGTAGTCGGTTCCACGACGATCACGGCCACGGGTAAAACTGACACGCTGAAATTGGAGGCGGGTACGGGAATCAGTCTCGCCGCGGCTACGGCGGACAAGAAAGTGACGATCAGCGAGGCTTATGTCGATAGCTGTATTGTCAGCAACCTCGACGACGTGCCTGCGAATTTACGTGACGGCGGCTTAATCATTTTGAAGCAATAGCTATGACTACGTATTCGGCTTTCATTAACGACAACGGCACGGCGGTCCCGTTCCCGGGAGTCCCGTCTCCTGGAGGGGCGGCGTCCACCGTGCAGGTGGTTGTCAGCACGTCTCGGAGCGCGTCGATTACTTCTTTCGACACGCCGCCCTATGTGGTTGGAAGCCACGAGCTACAGGTTTTTCTGAATGGTCTTTTATGCGTTGAAGGCACGGACTACACCGAGACGGCAAGCGGCAAGATCACGTTCTCCTCTTCTATCGGAAAGAACGAGCATATCGCCGCGATTGTTACCAACGGCCAAGACCCCGTGCAGGTGGCAGTCAGTCAAAGCCGACCTACAGCGATTGCTTCAGGCGGAGCTTATGACGTGCCCGAGCACACGGTTGGCGGCAACAAATTGCAGGTGTTCGTGGACGGCCTTCTGGTGACGCCGACCGTGGACTATCAAGAAATTTCTCAAACACAGATTGTTTTTAACGACAGTGTGCCTGCTGACAGGCAGATTGTGATTTATAGGAGATAGCAATGGCCTTACCAATATTGCTACAGAAGTTGTTTGCCAATAGCGGCGTAGGACCGAAACTTCGTCCGGACATCATGCCGACCACGGTGCTCCAAACCAGTGAGCAAACTTTAACCGCGTCGGAGGCAGAGCAGGTCCATAAGAACCTCAAAGTCATTCAGGTGCTTAAAGAACTATGCCTAGCCGCCGGAGCCACACCAGAAGAGATTGCCGCCTTGGAAGCTCAAGAGACGAACGAATCATAAGGAGAACTGAATGACCACACTAAGTGAAATCAAACAGAAGTACTTGGCCGAGGCAATGGCTCGACCCATTGAGAAGTATTGCATTCGCGACCACGAAGGCCGCATTGTCGCAAGGAGTAATTCTCCCGTTGTCCACGTATTCAATAATGAAGAGGATGACGCATACGCCGCTGAGCACTACACGCTGAAAGAAGTTTTTAATGGCATGAAGTTTTGGTACGGCGAGGAATCTCCGACCGGACTTTATCAATCGGCTGACGGTCAGTTCTACACAGAATCCGAGTTGCCTGAGAACACCGACACATTCTGCACACAGCGCTACAGCAACGAGATTAAAGCGGAAAGAAACGCTCGTATCAGCGACACAGACGATTACGTGAAACTGCCTGACATCACCGTGGCAAGAAGCGCAGGAGCCAAGCGCAGTGCCTTAGAGGACGCTGACCGCACCGAGCTTGAGACCTATCGCCAAGCACTGAGAAACTTGCCTGAGGAGCAGGGGTTCCCGTTTGTAGCGTGGCCTGAGTTTCCAGCGGCTTTGGCTTACGAGCTACAGCAGAAAGTCAATGCAAGACAAAACATGAGAGGAGGCTTCAATGCTTAAACAGTTGATTCAGTTGCTTGTAAATCAGCTCGTTCCTAAACGGGCTGTAAACGATGGGGGGGGGTAGTAAGCTAATCTATGGAACAAGCTCAAGCGCTTTGGGCGTTGAGGACATAGCCTCTGAAGCTGTCAGGGTTACGCTTGGAGACGGTGTTCCAGTGTTTGATTATGTTGCGCCATACGATTGCTTAGTTACAGTTTTTTCCCTAGAGCCGGTTCCGGGTAATGACGATCACTATGTTTATCTAAATTTAAAAAATCGTGATTTCAGGCAGTTAGTTAGAAGCCATGCCTACAACATAGCGACAACAATTCGTGTGGCTAAAAACCAGGTCGTGACAGCAGGTGCACAAGGCAACGGGAATCTACTGATTATTAGAAAAGTTTTACCAAACTAACACGGGGCATTTAAGCCCCGACAAAAGGAGCTTAAATGCTAAAACAACTTATTCAGCGGCTACTCGATAGCCGGACGACACCTGAGGAGGCTGGACATAGTGCTATGCCTTCTCCTACCGAAGTTTCTCTAACTCCGTCTGTAACTTCCAAAGAGGAATGGGGAGATGTATGTACGGGTACTGCAAGTTCTGACGGTTACATAAGGATGAACTTTAGCGCCACGTCTCCTGAGGCCCTTGGAACCGTTAGAAGTTTTGGAGCAGTCGTCTTTTCAACGCCTCAACAAACGGGCGATATTGTGTCAGTGACGTGTCCTGTCGCAAAAGGCAAGGCCTACGTCATGTCCGTTAGAAACGCAAACAACATCTCTTGCGCCCTTGTTAAACTGATTGGCTCAATCGGTGGGGGGGGGTACAAGCTCTTAAGAACGCTCTTCTGCAAGGAGGTGGCCTATGCTTAAGTCATTGGTACAGCTCTTTGCAGAGAAGTTCTTGCAGGGTAAGAAGGAATGGGTCGGAAGTCAAGGTCTTTTCTCAAACCCAAATCCCGGAACAACGTTCTTTGTTAACCACGCTCAGGCTCAGATTTATACGCCTCCAAGTGATGGATGGCTTACATTCGGCGGAAACCGGCCATCGATCAATGTCGGCATTACCGGAAAGCTGGGAGCGTGTTGCATTAACTCTCAAGGTTATCTCAGAATTACAACTCCGGTTCGGAAGGGGAATGCCGTTAGTCTCTATTGCGAGACAGACGATCAGCAACCGCTTGAGGCAAAATTCGTTCCCAGCGAAGGGGCAGCGTAACACTTCACTTGTAGGAGGTGCATCATGCTGAAGTCGCTCCTCCAGTTATTACTGAATACCCGAACAACAAAAACCGAAGCCGCGCATTTTGCTCAACCTGCCTGGGAAGCCTCTCCAATAGTGATGACAGGAACCGACGTTAATGACGATTGGGGCTCTATCTATCAGGGCGTAATGCCTAACGACGGCGTTCTTGTTGTCTCATTTACCGGAACGAATGAAACCAGCTATGCGTCTGGTCCCGGGGCTCAGTCGCTAGTTCCGTGGGCAAATGGCGGCGGCAAGTTTAGTACGCCCGTTACAAAGGGTAGTACTGTCAGCCTTTACGGAAACCATGTTAAGGATGTCGGACTACGGTTTTATCCGCTAGCTGCTTCCATCTAACCACTCTGCCCCTCAATCCGAGGGGCTTTTTGCTAGGTGTGCGCATTGAACTCTTGAGCGCTCCTAACATGGTCCTGATACTTGAAGCCGACACGGTGGTTGACAATGCGAGGAGCCGTTGCATTGAGGCCTATCGAGTTAGCCAAAATGCAGAACGTAAACCTCTAGGACGGATATGTGGCAGGACCTTTTCAATATTGTGCGCGACCTGGACGCCAATTCGATACGCAACTTGGTTGTCGGTATCGGCAGTCTTCTAAGCGGCCTAGTTGCCAGCGTGATGGGCGAGCACCTCTTTCTCTTTAATTGGCTATTCGCTTTCGTGGTCGCGGATTATCTGACAGGCCTTTATGCGGCAAAAGTCACGCACACGCTATCGTCACGTGTCGGAATAAAAGGGATCCTGCGCAAGTTTGTGATTCTGTTCACGGCCATCGGCTTTCACGGCATTGACCAAATCCTTTCCATGCCGTTCATAGGCGCCTGGGCGGTCGGTGCTTTATCAGTTAATGAGCTCATATCCATCTTGGAGAACGTCGAGAAGGCGGGCCTGGGATCTGTCATCCCTTCCAGAGTTAGGGTTCTCCTGGATTCAGTACAGCAACAGCAGGACAAGAAAGTCAAAGAGAAGTTGGGTGTCAACGAGCCTAATCTTAAAGGAGAAAATCCCAAATGAGAAAGCAAAATTTAATGCTATTCCCTCCGGAACTCGCAGCCGAGTTTGTGGCTGAGCAAGAGGGCTTCGAGGCTGAAGCCTATAAGTGTCCAACCGGGCACTGGACGATTGGTTTCGGCCATGCTCAGAACGTCCACAAAGGAGATGTCATCACGCGGAGCGAGGCCTATGAGCTTTTAGATCGAGACCTTCAGCGCACCCAGGAGGAGCTTGCAACGCTTATCCATATCGACATCAACGAGAATCAGTTTATCGCCCTGATGTCGTTCGTCTACAACTTCGGTCTGACGAAGTGCAGGACCTACAGATTGTTCGGAATGATTAACCGCGGCGAATGGGAGAACGTGCGCACCTGGTGGCCGAAGTATTGCAACCCGGACAATCCTGTTGTCACGAAAGGGCTGAGGGATCGGCGTATGAGAGAGCTGAATCTATTCTTCTCTTAA